AAATTGCATCTACAAAGTGGAGCTTGGGAGAGGCATAACTTCGTTAAGGGAAGGTACCTTTTGTAGTTACACTATAAAAACAGTGACGATACCGAAAGAAATATCTGATTTTGGGAGAGGATTTCAAAAATGTTATGCTTTAGAATACTTGCCGTTTCCGAAAGGTGTGGATGATTTAACAAGTTCTGCTTTTGAAGGAAGTTGTTCATTGAAAAGGGTTATCTTTTCCGACACACACCTTTTCATGGAACAATATGCGTTTCATAATTGTACACAGTTAGAACACGTTGTTTTATCTTCAAAAGTAAAAGTGCATGGGTCATATGTCTTGGCCGGAAATAAGAAAATTGAAAAATTAGATTTATCAAAACAGAGTACAGAAATAAGTGAAAGTTCATTTTACGATTGCTCTAACTTAAAAGAAGTGATAATGCAAAAAACATTATGGAAAATTGGACAGAGTGCTTTCCGTTCATGTGATATGTTACAGGAAATAGAAGTGCCAGACACAGTGAATCAAATAGGTTCATACGCATTTGGTGATTGTCCTTCGCTTAGAAAAATAAATATACCTGAAGGGATAACGACACTTCCGAGTAGCCTATTTTATGGATGCTATTCATTACAGGAAATCATAATACCTTCTACGGTTACTGAGATAGGGGCATATGCATTTAATAAATGCTATGGACTTCAAAGATATTATTTGTATCCAACAATTCCACCAACGCTTAGCAGAAGTTTGGACCTTGCGGCAACGGAAGGGATTGTGATTTATGTTCCGAAAGGATGTCTGGAAGCATATCAAACGGCGGAGTATTGGAAAACTTATGCAGATTGCATGGTAGAAATGGAGGAATAACGTGAGGAAACTGAAAAAATATAAGCCAACAAAGTTCATGGCTGAGGATTCTGTGTACAGTCAGGAACTGGCGGATTATGCAGTTTCCTTTATTGAATGCCTGTGTCATACGAAAGGGACATGGGCGGGAAAGCCCTTTGAACTGATTGACTGGCAGGAACAGATTATTAGGGATGTGTTTGGAACTATCAAACCAAATGGTTATAGGCAATTCAACACAGCTTATATTGAGATTCCTAAAAAAATGGGTAAATCAGAGTTGGCAGCAGCAGTCGCACTTTTGCTTACCTGTGGAGATGGAGAAGAGAGAGCAGAGGTTTATGGATGTGCCGCTGACAGGCAGCAGGCATCCATTGTATTTGAAGTTGCAGCGGATATGGTTAGGATGTGTCCGGCACTGAATAAGAGAGTAAAGATACTGGCATCTCAGAAGAGGATTATTTATCAGCCGACAAACAGCTTTTATCAGGTGTTGTCGGCTGAAGCCTATTCTAAGCATGGTTTTAATATCCATGGGGTTGTGTTTGATGAGCTTCATACACAGCCGAACAGAAAACTGTTTGATGTTATGACCAAAGGTTCTGGAGATGCCAGAACACAGCCATTGTATTTTTTGATCACAACAGCGGGTACAGATACAAACAGTATCTGCTATGAAACACACCAGAAAGCAAAGGATATTATTGAGGGGCGAAAGATAGACCCGACATTTTATCCTGTTATTTATGGTGCAGATGAGAATGATGACTGGACAGACCCGGAAGTGTGGAAGAAAGCAAATCCCTCACTGGGAATTACGGTTAGTATGGATAAGGTTCAGGCTGCTTGTGATTCTGCAAAACAGAATCCGGGAGAGGAAAATGCTTTCAGGCAGTTACGATTGAACCAATGGGTAAAACAGGCAGTCCGATGGATGCCAATGGAAAAATGGGATGCTTGTGCGTTCCGTGTAAATGAAGACGATTTAGAAGGCCGTGTATGTTACGGTGGTCTGGACTTATCCTCCACCACTGACATCACGGCTTTTGTATTGGTGTTTCCACCGAGGGATGAGGATGATAAGTTTGCTATCTTGCCTTATTTCTGGATTCCGGAAGATACGTTGGAATTGCGAGTCAGACGCGACCATGTTCCATATGATGTCTGGGAGAAACAAGGATACCTAATGACCACAGAGGGAAATGTTGTTCATTATGGATTTATTGAAAAATTCATAGAGAGACTGGGAGAGCGTTTCAATATCCGTGAAATTGCCTTTGACCGTTGGGGTGCTGTACAGATGGTGCAAAACCTTGAAGGGATGGGATTTACAGTTGTTCCATTTGGTCAGGGATTCAAAGACATGAGTCCTCCGACCAAAGAACTTATGAAGTTGACATTGGAACAGAAACTTGCCCACGGCGGGCATCCGGTTCTTCGGTGGATGATGGACAACATTTATATCCGTAATGATCCGGCGGGAAACATCAAAGCAGACAAAGAGAAATCCACGGAGAAGATTGACGGTGCCATTGCGACCATTATGGGGTTGGACAGGGCAATCCGTTGTGGAAATGATGTCACAGCATCAGTTTATGATGAGCGTGGCATTTTATTTATCTGATTGCAGCTGTACTTGACGATGCGTGGTCAAACATAATCATTGACTGTGTATTGTATGCAGCTTTCGGCAATTTTTCACTGCTAAATACATCCACGTATTTATGTGATATACTGATCTCATCTTAAAAACGGAGGTCAGTTATGGAACAAAAATTTTATGATTATTTAGTAAGTCGAGGATTTAAGGAATACGCACCGTGCGGAAGAAAAAGTACAGTTTACAGCTATTGTAATCGTATTAACCTTGTATGCGACTTGGAGAAAATGACATGGGAAGAACTGGGAAATAACATTTTGCAGATTATTCCTAAATATGATGAGGGTGGAATACATGAAGATATTGGAAAGAAATCAAACAGAACATGTATAAATGCCCTGAAAGCATATGCAGATTTTGTGGGAAAGTAGTATAGAGAGCATCTATCAGAAAAATGGTAGGTGCTTTTTTCATGCAGTTTTTTAGAAGGAGAGTGAGGAACATGGGAATTTTATCAGGAATTTTTAAGTCAAGAGATAAGCCACAGAATGCAACATCCGGTAGTGCATACCGATTCTTTATCGGTGGTAGTTCCAGTGGGAAGAATGTCAATGAGCGTTCTGCCATGCAGATGACAGCGGTGTATTCCTGTGTGCGTATTTTATCAGAGGCGGTGGCAAGTCTTCCGCTTCATGTTTACAAATACAACGGAGATGGTGGAAAGGAGAAAGCGGTAAAACATCCGCTTTATTTTTTGCTCCATGATGAACCGAATCCGGAAATGACTTCCTTTGTATTCAGGGAGACATTGATGACGCATTTGCTCCTCTGGGGCAATGCATACGCCCAGATAATCCGCAATGGCAAGGGAGAAATCATTGCATTGTATCCGTTGATGCCGAACCGAATGACGGTGGACAGGGATGATAAGGGACAGCTTTATTATCAGTACAACACCAGTAAGGATGATGCACCGACCATGAAGGGGAGCATGGTCAATCTGAAACCTTCGGATGTGCTTCACATTCCCGGTCTTGGATTTGACGGATTGGTTGGATATTCTCCGATTGCAATGGCAAAGAATGCGATTGGTATGGCGATTGCCTGTGAAGAGTATGGTGCAAAGTTCTTTGCAAATGGTGCTACACCGGGCGGTATTCTGGAGCATCCGGGAACCGTAAAGGACCCACAAAGGGTAAGGGAGAGTTGGACATCTGCCTTTGGTGGAAGTTCCAATGCCAATAAGGTTGCAGTTCTGGAAGAGGGAATGAAGTACACACCGATTTCTATTTCACCGGAACAGGCACAGTTTTTAGAAACAAGAAAATTTCAGATAAATGAAATAGCTCGTATTTTCCGAGTTCCACCACACATGGTTGGGGATTTGGAGAAGTCGAGCTTTTCTAATATAGAGCAACAGTCTTTGGAGTTCGTGAAGTACACCTTAGACCCTTGGGTGGCTAGGTGGGAACAGGCCATTGTCCGTTCTTTATTTTCTGCGGATGAAAAAACACAATACTTTGTCAAGTTCAATGTGGATGGGTTGCTCCGTGGCGATTATCAGAGCCGTATGAATGGTTATGCCATTGGCAGACAGAACGGTTGGATGAGTGCCAATGATATCAGGGAACTTGAAAATCTTGACCGTATTCCGGAAGAGGAAGGTGGCAATCTGTACCTTATCAACGGGAATATGACCAAATTAAAAGACGCAGGGATATTTGCGGGAAAGGAGAACGAACCGAATGAAGAAGTTTTGGAAGTGGAAGAACCAAAAGGTTCTGAATCAGGAGACACAGATGGAAACGGTGGAGAGAACACTGTTCCTAAACGGCACCATCGCAGAGGATAGCTGGTTTGATGATGACGTCACACCGCAAATGTTCAAGGAAGAATTGATGGACGGAAATGGAAACATTACGGTCTGGATCAATTCGCCCGGTGGAGATTGCGTGGCGGCTGCCCAGATTTACAACATGCTCCGTGAGTATGATGGCAGGGTCACAGTCAAGATTGACGGGATTGCAGCGTCAGCAGCTTCGGTCATTGCCATGGCCGGTGATACGGTGCTGATGTCTCCGGTATCCATGATGATGATTCACAATCCGATGACCATTGCTTTTGGCGATTCCGGCGAGATGCAGAGAGCCATTGACATGCTGAAAAGCGTAAAGGATTCCATCATCAATGCTTATGAGTTGAAAACCGGAATGTCCAGAACAAAACTGGCACATCTCATGGATGCAGAAACATGGATGGATGCGAATAAGGCGATTGAGCTTGGATTTGCAGATGAAGTCATCCAGAGAAATGGTGCTGTGGATGAGATGGAAGTTCCACAGGTATCCATGCTGTATTCAAAAACAGCGGTGGTCAATTCCTTAATGGATAAGATTGCTGAAAAATGTCGAAACCAGCAGAAAAAAGAAACTGAAAACAGTAACAAAGTCAAAGCCGATTCGCTGATGAGTCGGCTTAATTTAATGAAAAAGTGGAGGTAATCTACTATGACTATTTTAGAACTGAGAGAAAAGAGAAACAAAGCGTGGGAAGCTGCTAAGGCTTTCGTGGAAACAAAACGTGATAAGGATGGTCTGTTATCCGCTGAGGATGCAGCGACTTATGCAGAGATGGAACAGAAGGTGCAGAATTATTCTGCTGAGATTGCACGTATGGAAGAGATGGAGGCTATGGAAGCAGAGCTTAACAAGCCTGTGAATACTCCGATTACAGGTAAGCCTATGAATGGTGCCGGCGGTCAGGAGAAAAAGACTGGTCGTGCTTCCAACGAATATAAGGAAGCAATGCTCCATGCAATCCGTAACAATTTCCGTAATATCAGAAACGTGCTTTCTGAGGGTATTGATACCGACGGTGGTTATCTCGTACCGGAAGAGTACGATTCCAGATTGATCGAAGGTCTGGAAGAGGAAAATATCTTCCGTAGACTTGGTACAACCATTACAACCAGTGGAGAACGCAAGATTAACATTGCGGGTTCTAAACCGGCTGCGGCATGGATTGATGAAGGAGAGGCATTAACTTTTGGTGATGCGAAGTTCGACCAGATCAATCTTGATGCCCATAAGCTCCATGTGGCTGTAAAGGTTACAGAAGAGTTGCTTTA